TGGATCGTCGCTCATTGGTTCAGAGGTCACTAGGACTTCTTAACCTTTAATAAGGAGTCGCGCAAGGCTTTTTTGGATCACTTCTGAATTATTCCGCTCTTAATGGCTTCATCAATAATATTCTGACTCTCTGCAGCAAATTCTGGATCATTCCTACCTTGGTTAGCGAGTGACTCCAGTCCGCGCCTAGTCCCAACAAGGCCAACGATAGCCTTTTTCATATTTGAGTTCAATTGTTCAGGGGTAACGTTTTTCTGATACAACCTAAGCAATGGGAGCAATGAATCGCTGTCGTGCATTGATGCAAATATCCTGCTTGAAACCCAGCCTGGCCTAGATACCACCCATGGGGTAATACCAGACCTACTTGCCAATATCTTTGCGTTAACCTCACTAACTTGTTTTTCGGTAACTTTATTCGCAGCAATATGATTCGCCGCAGCTTTAAACTGCCCAAGGAACTCTTCTCCCATTACATTTCTAATGCGAGTGCCAAGTGTGCGGTCTTTAGCAAAATCACGCAAAAACTTAGATCCGTCAAAAAGCTCAACCCCATTGGATGTAAAATCACCACTTGAGCTGTATCTTGATAACAGTTCAGCGACGAAATCGGACTGAAGAGCTTTTCTTTCAGACTTCGGCATTCTTGTTAGGAATGAGTTAATGTCAGAAAGCGGTGCTCTAAACATTGTCTTGGAGAACTCCGATACATCCAGTTTGCCCCAATCTCCTTTTTTTGCAGCCGAAATGAGCGTATTATCAAGCATTTTATCGGCATCAGACTTATACTGCGCCTTCTCTACTATCTTTTTAATTACTGACCTTCTTGAGTCCTCACTGAGTGCGGAGTACAGTTCAGAAATGTCTCTTGAATCAACGTTTGATACATTTATCTTTTTGTCTGCTAACGCCGAATTGAGGGCGTTTAGCTTATCAACCATTAATCTTCCATAGTTCTCGTTAACTCTCCCAGCAGGGCTGATTCCAAAAAGCTGAGTAACAATTTCTGGATCAAAATCAATCGTTGTTGATGGTGCTCCGCGATCAGCGGTCAATCCAATCTTATTCAGATAGGCTTTTTGAAGTTGACCTCTCATATATGGGGCGCGTTCTGGAGCACCAAGTTCGACGGCACGAATAACATCACGTATGTTTTTAGGATCTTGGATTGCTCTGTTTACAGCTCCAGTAGGAGTCATCGCTTGATCCCCAAGAACCTCCTTTAAAATAGAACCTGGAGCATTACGCTCAAACAAAAGCACATCGTTAACGTACTGTGAGTTGATTGTTTTGAATTTATCGCTAAGTCCAGCGGAATCAAGGAGACCGTCCCTAAATTGCCTTAAAGTATTTGATGCTACAGATGCAACCTGTTGCTGAGTCTTTCCACCTATCGCTCCAGTATCTGGCACAGCATCTTGGATCACTTGGACATATTCATTTATTTCTTTGATTCCAAGTGGGGCCGAGTTCAGCTCCATTTTCTTAATCTGCTCTAACATTTCTGGTGTTGATTCAATCTTGCCCGATGCAATACCAGCTTTAAGTTGAGATGCCGCGACACCGTCTTCCGTTCTTTTATTGAGATCAGAAATAATAGAGTTTACAGCAGGATTTTTTTTAACCTTAAATGTTGATATTGCACCAGTAAGAACATCAGCTATTTCTTCTGGTGTTGATTGTATTCCAGAGGAATCAGCTTCATCCCAGAAAGAGCTAAATGCATTGTTTTTTATATCATTTGCATTCTTTTTACCTTGTTCCAAATACCCAAGCAACTCTTCTTGAAATAAGATTGTCATATTGACTCCTTAATCTCCCAAGTGTCTGAGTAAATGCCTTCTCTGATGTTGGCTTTCCACTTGTCAGCGTTTCTTGAAAATTTTGAAGCTGCTCTATATTTTTGAGCCTCTTTGTTTGAGTCGTAGGGAAACGAGCTGCGAGTTCTTTTTGCTTCTCAAGCCCAAGAACCCCACCACCGGCTCCAGCTGGAGTTTCGACTGGGAAACCAGCTCTAGCAAGAATAGCAGCATCTTCTTCAAGTGATTTGGCTATTTCATTTGTAACGCCTTTGCCAATGCGTCTTGCCGCGATTTTGCCGAGTCCCATAGTTGCTACATCCATCCCCATCCCAAGTGCTGTTTCAACACCACGACGACGAAGGATTTCACCAGGCTTCACCTTAACTCCAAGCATCTCTCTAGCAAGAGCATCCTGCAATGATGACACACCAAGATATGCTCCGCCACTTGCTCCTACTGCGCCTACAGTTGACGGGGAGGAAACTATTGCAGCTCCTACAGCGGCCACGGTTGGGGCAACTTCACCACTAAGGTCAAGAATATCTTTCATCCCGACTCCGACTTCGTCAGCCAAAACAACGCTCCCGTCCTTGCGTTTTACAACATTGGCTTGATTCCCAGCGATATTGACACTAAAAACGCTATTATCTCCATATTTCTGCTTGAGATATGTCAGTTTATCTTCTGGCGTTGGCAAAAAACCCATCTCAACGCGATCCCTTGCTGGGAGGCCGGACTGAATATCCACTTTGTCTGGAGATGTTTGGAACAAGTTCCCAATAAGATTCGGTAATTGTCCTTCAAATTGGGCTACTTCTTTAGTTGCCGACTCCATAGTTGGAACATTTGGGAAAGCCGACTTGAACTCTCCACTAAGCTCGGTTGTTGGTGCGTTAATCGGAGTTCCAGTTGCAAGTGCTTCTTGAGCTTGTTTTTGCTCAAGTTGCATTTTAGCTCGTTTTTCTGGGTCAGCCATTTTCAACTCGCCACCAAGAACTTTGATCT